AATGATATTAGAAAAGGCGTTCTGGGCGAACCTCAGATGAAAGAATATATTCAAGAATAACAATAACTTAAGGGGTTGTAATAAAAGTTGTATTGACAGCCCCTTTTTTTCGTGCTATCTAAACTACGTTTCTTCCTTCTTTTCTTTTACCCGGTTTTCTTTTCTTCCTTCTTTTAATTACTACTACTAACACTTGACTAACTTAGTAAGTTATTGTAGTATAGAGGTATGAAAAAATTAGGTAGACCAACAAAGTATAGAGAAGAGATGTGTCAGACTGTAATTGAGCTTATGCGTCAAGGGGCTTCATTAACTGAGGTGTGTGCTGAGTTGGATATTACTCATGAAACATTATGTCAGTGGCGAAAAGATCCGTCTAAAGTAATTTTTTCTGAGGCCATAAAAAGAGGCATTAAGCTTTCTGAGGCTTGGTGGGAAAAAGAAGGCCGCTTAAATTTAGAAAATCGGGACTTTAATTACACTGGCTGGTATATGAATATGAAAAATCGTTTCAAATGGGCGGACAAGACACAGACAGACCTTACAAGCAACGGTGAGTCTATTGTGGTGAGGGTTAATACTAATGGCAACAAGGACAATTGATCTTCCTGTTATTAAGCTCAGGGATTACCAACAACCAGTATGGCAGAGGCTATTTAAAGAAGATATTAAGAAGGCGATTCTGATATGGCATAGACGAGCGGGCAAAGACCTGTTCTGTCTAAACTATATGATTTCAAAAGCGACATTAGAAAAAGGTAACTATTGGTTCATTCTTCCAGAGGCTCAACAGGTTAGAAATGCTATATGGGAAGGTATTACGAGAGAGGGACAAAAGTATTTATCCTTTATTCCGAAGGAGATTATTCATAAGATAGATAATCAGTCAATGAAAGTATACTTAAAAGACCCTAGCAACATAAATGACGCGGGCAGTATAATATCATTTGTTGGTGGTGATAGGTATGATAAAAGGGTGGGTGCTGGATTGAAAGGTTGTGTTATATCAGAATATCCTCTTCAAAAGCCTAATCTTTATGACTTAGCTATCGAGCCGATGCTTAAAGAAACTAATGGCTGGATTATCTTCAACGGCACTCCTCGAGGTAACAATCACGCTAAAGATATGTATGACTTCCTCAAATCAAAAAAACAATACCTTGCTTCATTGCTTACTATCGAGGACACTGGAGTCGTTGATCCAGAGCAATTAGAAGAAGAGAGAGAGCGTGGAAAGCCGGAAGAACTGATACAACAAGAATATTACTGTTCCTTCGAGGGGGCTATATTTGGTTCTTATTATGGTGACCTCTTGAAGAAATACATCGCACAGGTGGGCGATTATAATTATGATGCTCGATACCCTGTCCATACTGCTTGGGATTTAGGAGTATCAGATTCAACTGCTATTTGGTTTTTTCAATACGTCGAGAATAAAATACATATTATCGATTACTATGAGAATAATAGTTATGGATTACAGCATTACGTTGATAAGATGAACTCCAAAGGTTACATGTACGGCACTCATAACTTACCGCATGACGGGAGAAAGCGTCAATTGACTGCTACCGAGAAAGCTTTATCTATCGAACAGCAATTGAAGAACTTAGGGCTGGTTAATCTTACAGTGCACACTAGAACCAAAGACGTATATGGTGATATCTGCGCAGTCCGATCTTTACTGTCAAGGTGCTATTTCAATAAAGAGAAGACTGATACTGGTTATGAAGCTTTGAAGCAATATAGAAAAGAGTTTGACGAGAATAGACAACGCTTTAAAGATACTCCATGGCATGATTGGACTTCTCACGGCGCAGATGCTTTTAGGATAATCCCCAAGGTGAAGAATGTTAACATTATAAAAAATAAGCCGGTTAAATGGAAAAAAAGTTTTTAAAGTGGTTCGATTTAGTTTGTGAAGAACTACCACATTTAGATAAACAATTGATTATTGATAGCTTTAAGAGTGGACACGTATTCTTTGAAGAGTTTGAAGATAAAGGCTTTGTTTGCTATATGATTATTAATAACTTCACTAAACAAAGAGAGTTGGATGAAATGTTTGTATACCTTAAGCCGGAGTTTAGAAATATCGTTAATCTAAATAAAATAATAGGTTTATTGGAAAATCTTGCAAAAAAACAAAAATGCGATATAATTAAAATAGGAGCCAACTCAAGATACAAAGATGATAGCTTCATTAAATATCTATTGAGAAAAGGTTATAAAACAGACGTAGTTAAAAAGGAGGTTAAATAATGGCAGCTTTATCAACAGTAGCAGCGGTGGGCTTAGGGATATCCGCAGCGAGTGCAGGTTATCAAGCTTATCAATCTAATAAAGCTCAAAATGAAGCTGAGAAACAAGCTAAAATGGAGCAACAAAGAATACAAAAACAAAAACAAACCGCTCTTAAAAAGCGTAAAACTTTAATCAATCAACAGCGTAGACAGCTAACAGGTGGGGCGTCCACAAATCCTACTGGGGCGGTCGGCTTACCAACAACAAATATAAATGAAGGATTACTTGGATGAAATACAATGCTACCCAATTACTTAGCAAATATGACAAAGCTAAATCAAATAAGAATATATGGGATAATAAATATGATGAGATATTTGATCTTACTATGCCAGATCGTAATAACTTTTATAACAACAATAATCCCCGGTATAATCCGGCGCAAGGTGAAGACAAAAGACCTACACTATACACCTCAACTGGTGAACAATCAGCTGATAGGTTCGTGAATAGAATACAGTCATTACTTACTCCTATTGGGGCTAATTGGATTGGATTAGAAGCAGCAGCGGAAAGTGAAGACGCAGATGCTATCAATGAACAGCTTGATAAAATATCTTTAATTGCTAATACCTTTAAAGCAGGCTCTAACTTTGATGCTAACATAGCAGAGTTCTATTATGATTTAGTGGCTGGCACTGCTTGCTTACTAGTTATTGAAGGTGATGAAGGCAATCCTCTAAACTTTAAACCTATTCCTATCAATGAAATAGTTATTGAGGAAGGTGTGGATGGAGAGGTTGCTAATGTATATCGTTGCTTCTCTATGCGTAAAGAGATTGTAAAATACCAGTGGGTTGAGCTTAATAATATGGAATTGGCAGATAATCCGCACGATAAAGAAAAAACTATGGAGCTTGTTGAATGCACTTATAAGGATTACGAAACAGGTATCTATCATTATAAGGTTATTGATAAGAAAGAAAAGAAATACTTAGTCGAGAGGGAATATAAAACTAACCCTTTTATAGTGTTACGCTGGTCTAAATGTGCCGGCGAAGTGTATGGTAGAGGCTTAGGTTGGAAAGTTAAGAATGATCTTAAAACTCTTAATCTAGCGGTTGAATATTCACTTAGAGCTTTAGCTTTCAGTATTCCAACATTACTAGCACAACAAGACGCTAGTGTTGATTATGATGATTTCTTATTAGAGCCGGGGGCTATTAATCCTGTCCCTTCGACTGCTAATAATAATCCAAGCGTTGTCCCTCTTCAAATGCCCTTAAACGCCGATATACAGCAATACAATATTGATACTTTGAAAATGGATATTAAGAAGAATATGCTTGATAATACCCTGCCACCAGATGCAGCTGCTCCGAGAACAGCAACTGAGATAGCACAGAGAGCGCAAGAACTTAATGTGGATATTACCAGCGTCTTTGGTAGATTAATAAGCGACTTCTTACGCCCTTGTGTTAAGCGTATTATTGATATATTACAAAAGTTTGGTTATATATCACAAGAATTTGATGTTGATCAAATTGATGGGTTAGGATTTAAGATTAAAATCAATACTCCACTTGCTAAACAACAAACACAAGGCGAAGTTATGGGTATTCTTAATGCAGTGTCTATGATGATGCAGTTTGATCCAACAGGTCAGACAATACAGCAAGGTGTTAAGATGGCAGAACTATTGTCTTATACTCTTGATCAAATGGGAGTTCCTAATAGATTTATTAATTCTCCAGAAGAAATGCAAGCTGTAGCAAAACAAATGGCCGAATCTATGAGAGCACAGCAAGAACAGGCAATGCAAGATGAAGTTGCTATGGAAGGTGCAAAGGAAAGGATGAAGAATGAGTGATATAACAGAACTGAATAAAGATTATTCTTACAGGCAAAGTTTATTTAAAGAGGTGCTTGATAATGATAAAGGTAGGCTTATTATTAAATATCTAAGCGCTTTGTATGATACGAATGGCAATCCGGATAATGTGAATGCTACGTTCTTTATGCTTGGAAAGCGTGCAGTTATTAAAGAAATAGAATCTTTGGTAAATTCAGAGATTAAAAAACCCTCTAAAAAATAGAGGGCGGAAGATATAATATATAATATAATCATTTATGACATTATGTCAAGGAGGAAAAATGCCAGAAGAAGAACAAACAACCGTCAATGAGGAGAATACAGCTGAAACACAAGATACACCTGTAGATTCCGCAGAGACGCCCACTGAACCGGAAGGCGATGGTCTTTTGGGAATTAAAGAAGAAGAAGAGCCTAAGAAAAAGGATGATGGGCTTGATCCGGAGTTGTATGATACTCAAACTAAAAAGCTAAGAGAAGATAAAGCTATAGAGAAACTTAATTCTTTTAAAGAAGAAAAAGCTAAATATGAAAAACAAATTAAGGATTTGAGGCGCATTGTTTCAAAAGGAAAAGCTCCAGAAGACACAGCAGAATATGCTTCTTATAAACCAGATAGCAAGTTTGAAAAGTATTATGATTTTGAGAATGAAGCAAATGAAGGTGTGAAGTCTGTATTAGATAAGATTGATAATGCATCTAAAGAAGCTGGGTTTAATGTGGAACAGAACAAGATTGTTAAAGATATTATCAATGATGTAATGGCAGATGCTGGCATATTCGATACAAGAACTGAAGAGCAGGTTAAACTTGAAAGGGAGGATTGGAAGAACGAACAGCTAAAGAAGCTAGGTGATGACGCCCAGCATATACTTAAAGAAGTGCCTAACTTTATTAATAACAATAATATATTCAATGAAGAAGAAAAGCAGAGTATATTAAAAGCTGCTGATAAAGATGCATCTGTTGTTTCTGGTTTATACAAGCTTAAGAAATTGATTAGAGGTGTTGGACAAGTGCCAATCCCTAATGCTGAAACTACAGGGCTTGCAGATGACTATGCTCTAGCCGAGGAATACAACGATCCAAAGACATTACAGAGTAGAAGAGTTGAAATCATTAAACAAAGAATGCAAGCTGGAAGAACTGGTGGATTACCAGTCTTAAAAAGATAATTGACTTTAACAGTTTTTGTGCTATAATGAGCCTAGATGGATTAAAA